ATGTATACGGAGAGATCTCTGGTGCTACCAATGGCGAAGACGCTACTGGTGATACTGTAGTTGACTGGGGTGCTAAGCTAGGTCTTAAGTTCACATTCTAAGTTGAACTGACCAACTAAATAAAGGGTGTCTTCGGACACCCTTTTTTATTCTTTCAAAACATATGAATTTTACTGTTTACACAAGAGATGGTTGCCCTTATTGTACAAGGGTTAAGCAAGTTTTATCTGGTAAAGGATATAATTATGCAGAATATAAATTAGGTGTTGACTTTCAAAGAGAAGCATTCTATAATCAATTTGGTAAAGGATCTACCTTTCCTCAAGTTGTACTTGCCGACCAAAACCTCGGTGGATGTACTGAGACGGTGAGATATCTCAAAGAGAAAAATCTTATTTGAAATCTCTTCTAAATAAAAATAGCTACGGAGAGAACTATGGAACCAATGATTATTGCACTCGTTGTCCTAGTTGTAATTGGAGCATTTATTCTTGGAGTAACTGTTTCTTGGTTAGCCAAAGGCTATGTCGAAGATTATGTTGAGAATGCTGCTTATGCAAGAGCAGTTATACATCCAGAAATGTTAGATGAACATGGTAACATGATTCATGATGAGTATCTTTACCTTCGTAGAGAAAATGAACTTGAAACTGATGATGAGGATTAATTATGCCCAAATCTATTGAAAATAGTAACCCTCGGTTACTTATTAGTGAGATCTTACGTAAGGTCTCTAATGCAAAGACAAAAGCAGAGAAGATCAATCTTCTCAGAGAGAATAATAGTACTGCCTTAAGGCAATTAATGATTATTAACTTTGATGAGAGTGTTATCTCTGTTCTTCCTGAAGGTGAGGTTCCTTACACACCTAATGATGCACCTCTAGGGACAGATCATACTCGTTTAGAACACGAGTATAAAGGTCTCTATAGGTTCTTTCAAGGAGGTGATAACAGATTAAGTGGACTTAAACGTGAAGCTATGTTTGTTCAACTCCTAGAAGGTTTGTCTGGAGAAGAAGCAGAACTTCTGTGCTTAATTAAAGACGGACAATTAAGTAAAAAGTATAAGCGTATTACCAAGGCTGTTGTATCTGAGGCATTTCCACAGATAGAATGGGGCGGTAGATCATGAAGGTTATTAAAGAGAATTGTAAATTAGAAGACGCTGAAGATACCAGTCTCCCTTACACAGCATACATTGTAACTTACAAAGTAGATGGTGAAGAGAGATATGATTTAACTATAGCAGGTAAAGCAGTAGATCTTTTTGATTATTATTATGATCTTTATAAAAAAGACTTTGTAACCTTTAAGCAATCTGCTGGTAGAATCAATCCAACATTGTGGAATGATCCAAACACAGCTAAGAAACCTTCCAAGAAAAAGAAATGAGACCAACCAAGGATTACATGGTTGATGGATGGGATAGATCACCCCATCTAGCAGTGCATCCCTATAAACGTGGGAGTATGCATAATCGCTATGGTATGATCATAATGTGGTCCTACTATATTTTAATAATAGGTATGGTCACAAGATTAATTTGGGTATTAAACACATGAGATTAACACAAGAAATCATCGATAAGATTGCAGTTCTAATGCAACATACTAAGATGAATGGTGATGTTAATTGGAAGGACGGTGATGAAATAGATGTCTGCCTTGGTGGACATTTTGCTGGTGATAAATTTATCAGTATCATTAATCGTACTCGTAGCAATACAACAAAGTTAACATGAGTATATATTTTGATGGTTTGAATAAAACCAAAACAGATAAAACAGAAGAGGAACTTAAACAAGAAGAACAATTACGTTCTGTTAGTGAGTTCCTCTCAGCGTTTATTAAACCTTTGATTATTATGTGGATATGGAATTGGTTGATGCCAGGTCTCTTTGGACTAGCAACAATCGGATACCTTAAAGCATATGGTCTTTTTATTTTGTCACGTTTATTTTTTAAACATCCATGAGTAAAGTATGTTTGATCTCTGTTACTCCTGATGCAGAGAAAACCATTGGTTACATTGCGAGGGTTAGTAACCCTAATAATCAAGAGAACCCTTCCTTTGCTGGTTTATTAAAGTACTGTATTAAGCATGGTCACTGGTCTGTATTTGAACAGGCACATATGACATTAGAAATTAATACTACTAGAGCAATAGCAGCACAGATTTTAAGACATAGATCATTTACATATCAAGAATTTTCACAGAGATATGCTGATAGTAGTCTGTTAGGTAAAGAGATTCCATTACCTAAACTACGTCTTCAGGATACAAAGAACAGACAAAATAGTATTGATGCTGTAGATCCTTTTTTAAATCAAGATTTTCAACTGAAGATGCAAAGGCATTTTGTAGATGGAATGAAATTATATAAAGAGATGCTTGACTCAGGAATTGCAAAAGAATGTGCTAGAATGGTACTACCTTTAGCAACACCTACAAGGATCTATATGACTGGTAGTATCCGATCATGGATTCACTACATAGATTTACGATCTGCACATGGTACACAGAAGGAACATATGGATATTGCTTTGACATGTAAACAACATTTCATCTGTAATTTTCCTACCACATCTGAAGCTCTTGGTTGGTGTTCACAAGAAGAAAATACTTGTGAATGTTCAGAAGAAGATTATTGGGGTGATGTTCAACCATGCATTCGGATAGATTAAAGTACAACCACAACAGAACTTTTCAATTATGCCTACGTATGATTTTATTCACAAGGAAACAGGTGAGATTACTGAACATATTATGTCAATGACTAAGCTTGATCAATTTAAAGAAGATCATCCAGAGTTAGAAAGATATTTTGGTAATCAAGCTACGGATGCTGTGTACGGCAAACCGAAACAATCTGATGGATTTAAAGAGGTGATGAGTAAAGTACAATCACATCATCCACATGCTAATCTTTCGAGGTTTACATAATGCCAAGAGCAAGAAAGAAAACAAACGGTAATGGTAACGCACCACTCCAACCCATGTCTAAGAAGATGATGAAGAGGAAGAAACCGATTGATAAGTCATACATGACTGAGATCAAACCTCTTACTGATAATCAGAAGATTATATTTGAAAAGTATAGTGAAGGTCAGAACCTTTTACTTCATGGTGCTGCTGGTACTGGTAAAACTTTTATCACAATGTATCTTGCTTTACAAGAAGTACTTGACGAATCTTCTGCTTATGATAAAATATACATTGTAAGGTCTCTCGTACCTACTCGTGAGATTGGTTTCCTTCCTGGAGATCATGAAGATAAGTCTTATCTTTATCAGATTCCATACAAGAACATGATACGATACATGTTTAGTATGCCAGATGACAATTCATTTGAAATGTTGTATGACAATTTGAAAGCACAAGACACAATATCATTTTGGAGTACTTCATTTATTCGTGGTACTACATTTGACAATGCTATTGTAGTTGTTGATGAATTTAGTAATCTTAATTTCCATGAACTCGATTCAATGATCACTCGTATAGGTGAAGATTGTAAGATAATGTTCTGTGGTGACATCACTCAGACTGATCTTACTAGAGAGAATGAGAAGACAGGAGTATCTGATTTCATTAGCATCCTTCAAGAGATGAAGGAGTTTACTTGTGTAGAGTTTGGTATTGATGATATCGTTCGCTCTGGACTTGTTAAATCTTATCTGATTAGCAAACTTACTATGGGATTTGGTTAATGTTTAAATTTATTGATGTCAATCTCAAAGTTCCTGAGGTTGAAGCTGTGAATCAAGATGGTGTTCGGTATTACCCTATACCTGGTGCGGATAAATATTATCCGAGCGTTACTTCAATCACATCATTTAAAAATGCTTCTTTCTTTGCTGGTTGGAGAAAGAAGGTAGGTGAAGATGAAGCAAATCGTATTACTAATAGAGCAACACAAAGAGGTACTGCATTTCATAGTATCACTGAAGATTATATCAAAGGTGAATTAAATCTTGACAAGTACTTGGAAAATAATCCATTATCTGTTAGAATGTTTCAGTCAGCAAAGGATACCTTTGATCGCATTGATAATATTCATTGCTTAGAGACTTTCCTTTACTCACATTACCTCGGACTTGCTGGTCGTGTAGACTGTATTGCAGAGTTTGATGGTGAGTTGGCAGTAATCGATTTCAAAACTTCAACAAAAGAAAAAAAGGAAGATTGGGTTGAACATTATTTTGTTCAAGAGACTGCGTATGCAGCGATGTTCCTTGAGCGTTCAGGAATTGAGGTCAAGAAAATTGTCACACTTATCGCAACTGAAGAGGGATCTATTCAAGTATTTCAAAAGTACAATCTCGATGACTATTTACGATTACTCAAATCCTATATTGAAGAATTTGTTAGGGGAAAAAATGCCTAAAGAAAAACTAGAGGAAAACTTTTTAACTCCTACTAAATTTTCACAAGAAATTGAAAGACTAGTTAAAAAAAGTGACGGTTTAATTACATACATTGAAGCAGTAGTAACTTACTGCCAAGAGAATGAGATTGAACTTGAAACTGTTTCCAAATTAGTATCTAAACCTTTAAAGGAAAGATTAAAACATGAAGCTCAACGCTTAAATTATATGAAGCAAACATCAAAAGGAGTATTACCTCTATGAGTTTCTTTAATTCAGAACTAGTACAAGAGAATCTACAAAGTATATTTCATACTTATCAAGAAATTGCATCTAAAACTAGTAGACTGTCTAGTATGAATAAAGAAGAAAGGATTCAACATATAGAAGAATGTAAAGGATTGATCGATAAACAAAAGACATTTTATTTTAGACTACAGCTTGCTGCTAAGGAAGATAAAGAAGCAGAAGACATGAAGAATAAGATTAATCAATTAACTCAAGCGTTTGGATATAAGTCACTGATGGATTGTATGGATGCTATGATAGTTACGTTAGATAATGCAGAAAAAGGGCAGCTTGACACTGCATAAATAGTATGCTACGATTACACAGTAGCAATTATACACTACACAATACGGAGAATACAATTATGTCTTTTGCATCACTCAAGAAGTCTTCTGCTGCTGGCAGTAGTCTTGCTAAACTCACGCAAGAGATTGAAAAACTAAACCAACCTCAGAGTGGTGGAGGTGCTGATGAGCGTCTCTGGAAACCTGAATTAGATAAGGCAGGAAATGGGTACGCAGTACTTCGATTCCTTCCTGCTCCAGATGGAGAGGACATGCCTTGGGCAAAGATCTGGTCACATTCCTTCAAAGGACCTGGCGGTCAGTGGTACATCGAGAACAGTTTGACCACACTAGGTCAGAATGATCCTGTTGGCGAACTGAACAGAGAACTTTGGAATAGTGGACGTGAGTCTGACAAGTCAACTGCTAGAGCACAGAAACGTAA